GTGTCCTGTTGCTAAGATTCTGCCGGTCTCATCCGCAATGATGGACTTCATCACCACGCAGTCAGAATCTCGGAACAAAACCTCTGACGTAAGCGACCAAGTTGGGTAAGCCTCGCGGAACTTCTGAACCCGCAGGGCCACGGTCATGTACTCTTTACCTCTGATATTTACAATGCCGGTATTCATCCGTATCTCCTCATAATATCTTCGTGTTCCTTCAAAGCTTCTAGTAAGTATTTTACTGCAATTCTTACATAGTCCTCGTCACCGCTAGAGTCCCGTATGGTCTGAGCGCACCCAATCATCTTGCCGTGGTTCTTAGCCATTAACCTGGCGCGTTCCCAGATTGAGTCCTCTTGTTCCTGTTGCTCCAGCTCTTGCTGGTGGGCTTGGGCATCAGTCATATTGGCTTGCCTCCCATGCGCGTTCTTCCCAATACGAATCCTCCTCCTCGTCCTCCTCGTCCTCAAACTCTGGCGGTGTGTAGTACCAATCTTCGTCGTATTTCATGTGCCCTCCTCGGCGTATATGGCGGGATGCCATGAACAGAATCTTACACCACTTTTATGGGCTGTGTAAGAAATGTTATTAGTAATTTCCCTACCCAAGACCGCATCCCTGCGGTTTCGCCTATCTAAGGCTCGTCAGTTGGGTTAGAAGTAGACCGTATTACTGGCTTTGTCATTCCAGACCCTTAGCTTGTTTGGGTCTATACCTTTACCAAGGTACGCCTGTACCAAAACTTCGGCTACTTCGTAATTGGCTGTTTGGGCGATTGTTTCCCATCCACCCTGGTCAGCCGTTTTGAATTGAACTGTGTAGTCCATTGTCACTCTCCTCAAAGTTGTTAAAGAACAAGCACCTCATTACTACAATTACAATGTTACACAACTTCTTACACAATGTCAATAGTTTTGTAACTTTTTTTCTAGGGGTTTACCCTAATTACTAAGTAGTTACCCTAATGTATGTTTATACAATATGTATGGTTATACAGTAGAATGTAAGAATGTCCCCTACCCAAAGAAGCCTCAAGTACCTCCGCGACCAAGGCTACCGGTGCTGGATTGTGGAGAGGTGGTGTCCCTACTCCCGCAAGCGGATAGACCTGTGGAACTGTATAGACATCCTGGCGGTGGGTAACGGGGAGACCATAGGGGTGCAGACCACCAGCAGGGGTAATGTCTCGGCTAGGGTCAAGAAAATCGAGGAAAACGAGTATTTCCCAGAGCTGGTTCGGTCTGGGTGGAAAGTCCATGTCCACGGGTGGGGGAAACTAAAAGCAGGCTGGACAATAAAATTGGTTGAACTTAACTGAATCCGTGGTATCCTAGCGGTATCGGAAGTGACGCTCCGGTATGTGGCTAAGGAAAGAACCTCTAAGTGAGGCTTGTAATGCACGCACCTTAGCCCGTGCTGGCCCGTCAAGCCCAAGTCTCACTTAGGGGTTTTTTTATTTCCGATTGCGACCATGCTGGTCAGGGTAACGGGCGGCGGCATGGGTCTAAGAGCAGACCGTGGGGAAGTTCCTGAAATACTGCACTAGGGCGGCGAAGCCAGCACCCTTGAGAACGATAAGGCTGGCGAGTCATGTGCGGCTCCGAAGGGCAAACATGTAAAGGACTCTTTCATCTTATGACAGGGATGGCTGAGTCTTGCTCACCAAAGGGCAAGTATCATATATATACTAGAGGAGATTATGTATAAGTGTAAGTACCTAGAAGATAAGGTTACATAACCGATTAGAATACGCCACGAGGAGGTGGTAAACATGGATGACTTTGATAAGTTTTGGGCTGCTTACCCTAAGAAAGTAGCCAAGGCAGACGCTAAAAAAGCGTGGGCGCAGACAAAAGATATACGGCCTGAATTAACAAATTTGTTAACTGCCATAACCGCTAACTGCAAGACAGAGAGCTGGATGAAGTCTGGCGGGGCTTTTATACCCTACCCAGCCACTTGGCTTCGCGGTGAGCGTTGGGAAGATGAACTAGAGGTTTCCCTGCCAAACGTAGTTAACGAGAAGCCTTGGCACGAAACCGCTACCGGCATAGAACTCAAGGGTAAGGAACTAGGATTAGACCCTAGCCAGTTCGAGTCGTTCCCACACTTTAAGGTTGCGGTAATGAGAGCCGCGCTCAAGTCTGCGTGATTCTTTCCCCGCACAACAGAGACGTAGCAAAGCAGATGGTGGATAACGCACCTGATGGCTATGTGCTAGAAGTCCGTCCTGCTAAACGCAGTTTAGATAGCAACAGGTACTACTGGGCGGTCTTGGGAGATATATCGGAGCAGATGGTTGTTGGTAAGGCTTACGAGCCAAGTATCTGGCACGAGTACCTACGGGCTTTGTTTCTGCCTGAACGGATGATTGAGCTGCCAGACGGAAGCATAAAGATGCTAGAGCCTAGTACGAGTGAGTTAAACCAAGCCTTGTTCTCAGAGTATGTGGAAAAGGTGGTGAAATGGGCTTTGGAACATGATGTAAGATTTAGTGAAAATACGAGGGGGCTTAAATGAGGATAGATTATTCGTTGTTTGGACTACGGGAACCTGACTTTTTGGAAACCCCGTTGAGCTGGGAAGAAGTCTTGGTGTGGCTGCGAATTAAGGGGGAACAATGAATGAGTTGGCTCTTTTCGCAGGTGCTGGTGGAGGAATACTTGGGGGACATCTCCTCGGATGGAGAACAGTCTGTGCAGTCGAATGGGAGCCCTACCCCGCAAGCGTACTGTGCGCCAGACAAAATGACGGCTTTCTCCCGCCTTTCCCGGTTTGGGATGACGTACAAACCTTTGACGGAAAGCCGTGGCGAGGAATTGTTGACGTTGTATCTGGCGGGTTTCCATGCCAAGACATCTCCGCAGCTGGAAAGGGAGAAGGAATTGACGGAGAACGGTCAGGAATGTGGCGAGAAATGGCACGCATCATTCACGAAGTACGACCCAGATTCGTGTTCGTGGAAAACTCACCAATGCTCACTTCTAGGGGACTTGGACGAGTTCTCGGAGACCTGGCCTCGATGGGGTTTGATGCGAGGTGGGGAGTGTTGGGAGCAGCGGACGTTGGAGCAAACCATCAGAGGGACAGAATCTGGATTGTTGCTGCCAACACCTACGACCGTTCCGGTGTCAACGCAGAAAGCCGAACAAACTTATCAACAAGACATCGAGCGAGTTGGCAATCCGACATGGCAGGCGGTGCTTGCGGTAGCACAGCGCAAGTGGCCGACACCTGTTTCAAGTCCATCGACCACCAGCCAAACAGTTGGAGCAACAATGAAGTTAATCAAAACAAGGAAAAGAGAACAAGGTTCGCTGATGGAGGCTGTGGTAAAACGAATGCTACCGACACCGACAGCGTCAATGATGCCGTGCGAGGGGACAGTCAGGATTATGAGAAAAGTATGGGAAGCAGGGGAGATGAGTTTAGAGGAAGCATCAGCCATAGCTGGACGGGATGTCAGGAAGGCGCAGGGGAAAGTAAAAGCTTGGCCGACACCACAAGCATCAGACCATCGGGACAGGGGCAATCTGAGCAATCCGTCAATTCAGCGGAGAATGGAAATAGGAAAACAGGTCAATCTATCAATGTGCGTAAGTCCTGTTTCTGGGCAGTTGAACCCAACGTGGGTAGAGTGGCTAATGGGGTGGCCGCTAGGGTGGACAGACTTAAAGCCATTGGAAATGGACAAGTTTCAGAGGTGGCTAGACGCGCATGGGAAATCTTAGGTGACAAAGGATGAAAAAAACCATCTCTCTAAAGTTGCAGCCCTCGGATGCATGGTCTGCCGAAGAATTGGGTACTCTGATAGCCCGTCTGAAATTCATCATCTTCGGGCCGGTCAAGGGTGGGGCAGGTCTTCGCACTACCTTGCAATACCACTATGCCCAGAACACCACAGAGGTAAAACTGGAGTTCACGGACTCGGAACCAAAGGCTTCCCAAATCACTACGGATTTACCGAACAGGAATTATTAGAGGATGTATACCGTCTTTTGGGCAAAACTTTACCGGTAGGGAATAAATGAAAGCAATAGCGATAGCAACAACTAAGGGGGCTTGCCTACCCGTCCTAGCGGCCTCCATAACCTTCTACGTCCCACAAGACGTAACTGTGTTCCTAGCCGGCAGCGAGATTATTCTCCCCCGCCACAGGACGATAAATTTGCCCAACGACGCAGACAACTTTGGGGACGCTTACAACGCCGTGGTCAAACGTGCGTTCGAGGAGTTCGACGAAGTGGTGGTCTGTAACGACGATATTGTGTTCAACCCTAGCACCTGGAAGCTGCTTGGCGAGGACGTTACGTTTTTGCGAGACAAAAGCATCCCCCTCGGATGGGTATCCGCTAGGTCTGATTATGCCCGAGGTTTGCAGAACATTCGGCTTGGGCAGGGAAAAATGGAGTGGTTCAGGTACGAGACCGAAAACCTTATTAACATTACCGATGTTATAGCCCCAATTTGTAGTTACATTCACAAGGACGCATGGGTGGACTTCCCGCCCTTGAATTGGTACTCGGACGATGTGCAATGCTTGGACATCCAGAAGAAGGGCTTTCAGCACGCCATCAGCAGGGCTTACGTCCACCACGTCGGTTCTCAAACCTGTGGATTTAATGCCAAAGAACTTATACAATCTGCCCAACCTTGGATTAAAGCCAACAGACCGGAGTTATACGACTTATGGTTTCGGAAGACAGATTAAAGAACTGGGCGTTTTATTGTGCTTGGGGTCATGTTGGCCCAGAACACCGTACCCAATGCGCGAGCGCAGAAGGTAACTACGAGTCCGAGGATGTCTTTGAGGGCGAAGAACCGAGAATAGAACCCGACATGATTGACGGGCAGATGGTGGAGGACGCGGTTAGGGAATTACCCGATATATCGCGCAGGGTTTTAAAGGCAAGGTATATCCAGTACCCGTACAACCTGAGCCACAATGTAGCCCAACGACTGCGGATAAGTACGGATAGGTTAGAGGCAGAATTACACATAGCCAAGAGGAGGCTCAATGACCGATTACAAAGAAATAGTCCAAGGTTCGGAGGAGTGGTTACAGGCGAGGCTGGGGTTTGTAACAGCCAGCAGGGTTAGCGACGCTTTAGCGGGCAAGGACACAGAGACTAGGAAAAACTACCTCTGGCAGCTTGTAGCCGAAAGACTTACCAAGACCCAACAGGCTGGTTTTGCGCCTAACGCGGCTATGATTCGCGGAACCGAGCAGGAACCCATCGCCAGAGCCGCATACGAGGCTCACACGGGCGTTTTCGTAGACCAAGTAGGCTTCGTACCCCACCCGACAATACAATGGCTAGGAGCCTCTCCTGACGGTTATGTGGGGCAGGAAGGGCTCGTGGAAATAAAAAATCCAAATTCGGCTACGCACCTGCAATACAGAAAGGCTGGCAAGGTTCCGGCAAAGTATAAGAACCAGATGATGCTCCAACTAGCCTGTACGGGCAGGAAGTGGTGCGACTTTGTGAGTTTTGATTCCCGACTGCCCGTGAGCAAGATGCTATTTATCGTGCGGTTCGAGCCTGAGCAAAAGGACATGGACGAGATGTTGGAAAAGGTACAGTTATTTCTAAAGGAAGTGGAGGCTGAGTGTGACGATTGATGACCTGGCGGTAGAGGCTGGATTGTTCTTAAAGGAGGGGGAGTTGCTGTTCAACTTCCACGAAGACTCTAGAACACAGCTTCAGAGGCTTGCGGAAATAATTCGCGAGGAGGAGATGTTGCGGTGCGCGAGGATGGCAGAGGATTGGGGATTTAAGACCTTGGCGCAGGAGATGCGGGGTTGAGCCAGCAGGTGATGATAGAAGCCCTATATCAGGAGATTATTGGGGTTCTGGGCAAGTTTGACGAGGCACTCCCTCTAGCCTCGGTAGTCGGGGTCTTAGAGGTAATCAAGTACCAGATTTTGAATAATACGGAGGAAGACGAATGAGAGACGGACTTATATCTGCACACTTCTACGCGCAGGACGCGGCATTTTTCGTGCTATGTATGCTTGGCGTTATTATCTTCGCGGGGTGGACAGAGTGGCGGCGTGGTTAATAGCCGGTATCGGTGTTGTATACCTTGTAGTCGCTTTGCAGTTGCTACTAGAGGGTAAGGTGGGTCTGGGCG